TCATAGGCTTCAGTCAACGTAGAACGATCGTGTTCACCCATGTGTAATGCTTTACCAACAATAGGAGACATAAGTCCTAAAGCAGTACGGCGGTTTGACTCTTCAAGTGCCAAGTAACCGACCCGTTCTCCTTTCGATAACAAATGAGCTGCCAAGTCTCTACAGACGGACGACTTCCCTTGGCCAGATCCTGAAGTAATCGTGACAAGTTCTCCGTACCGTATCCCGTGAAGCTTTGCTTGTAATCCTTGAAATGGATAGTCATGATCAGATGGTGGTGATGGTGTAGTAACTAATTCAAGTAATGATTTACCATCTACAATACCATCGGGACGATATTCTCTACGTTTAAAGAATGCATCATCGATAGCTTTGTAATCATTAGCTTGTAATGCGTCTGAGAGATCCTTGTGTGCCTCTAGACGGGCTATGAATGCTCTGCCAGGTGGTAACACACTCGCAGCCTCTTCAGCAGCCTTCTGTCCTGGTTCATCAGAATCAAACCAAAGTACAATTTCACTGTAACCTTGGAGGAATTCTAAGTTCTTTTGTATTGCTTTTTTAGCACCAGCTGCACCACTAGGTAGTGAAACAACAGGCCAAGTAGGAAATAGTTCTGCATATGATACGCAGTCTAGTTCTCCCTCTGTAATAATAATACGTTTACCACTGTTGCCCCATAAGTATTGGGCGAAGAATGTACCAGGTGAGTCTCCTTCGTAAGTAAACTGTTTGTCTTTTGTTTTAACCTTAGCACCTTTGACAATGCCAGATTGATCGTGATAGTAAAACCTTAGCTTATCGCCATCACGATATACCTTGTATTTTTCACAAGTTTGTTGAGAGATTCTTCGTTTCTGCAGCCGTTCAGCTGAGCCTTTAATCTGCACGTGGTTTGTATGATGAATGTGGATTGGCTCTTCATCACCTTGAGTATATGCATGACACACAAAACAATAACCGTGACCATCAGTATAGATACTATTACCATCTGATGAGCCACAATTGTTACATGCTTCATGCCGAATAAATTCAGATGAGCCAGTTAAGGGGGATGTTTTTGAATGATGTCCAAAGGATGTCATGTCGTTCGCACCACTTTGCATAAGTGGTTTTACTTTTCTTACTAATTTTATTGTATGGAGATTGAAAGACCATGCGTAGATCTAGATCAGGGTTCAGTAGTTTAACTGCCTTGATCTTCCTACGATCTTCAGCTTCCCAATAGCCTTTACATTCTAGATGTATGCCATTGGGTAAGATAAAGTCAGGGCAGTACAAATGCTCAATTACATATGGAATCTTGACGGTTTCGTATTCATACTTAACTCCAAGCTCGACAAGTAAATCAGCAACTTTCTCCTCAAGCCCGGAGCGGAATGCCATCAATCCTCCAACGCTTTCTCAATAAGCTCATCAACGATCTCATTGATAGCACGTTGCATTTCATATCGGAAGTCATCACGGGATTTCTTCCATTTGGTTACACTAATCTCAGGCAGATTGACAGTCATGTCACACCGGTAGAGACCAAGCATATCATCGACAGTAATTTTAGCATCAACCATTAGAAGTCGTCCTCAGTTTCAGTAAGTGTGGGTGTAATGTTAGGTTCAGAAGCTTTAAAACCTTCAGTAGTGCCAAACATGGCTACTACATCTTCAGTGCTCATGTCACCAGTGTCTACACCAGCTCCATTATTGAGAGACACCAGTTGTACACCAACCAGTTTAAGGCTCGTGCCATAAGTGACTCCATCACGTAAGATATAGGGTTTCTGATAGAATGCCAACTTGACACGACTACCAGCATACATAGGTGTAGCTTCATCTGTAATCTGTACGCCTTGCGTATCGACAACAGGTGGACGGTTCTCTTCGTTCCAGCTGAACTTGACTTTGTATTGTCCATCAGCTACTTCTTCCCATGGTTCAGGCTTTAGTGTAGAACGCTTAGGGTTCTTTAGTTTACCTTCTGCCCACTTGAGTGACTCAACACGGTCATCTTCAAGGGTATCAGCCATTGACTGATCGACAATAGCAGCTAGTGAATAACCAAACTTACTTGGTTTCAGTACAGCTTGGTAGCCTTCCAGGACTACAGGCTGTTCGGTTTTGTGGATGTTGCGTGGCATTAACAGAAAAAATAAGTGGATTCAATCACGGATTCTGGTTCCAGATCTCCAATGATCGGTGGGTCAGTCTCCGCTTCTATTTGAGTAGCGAAGTCTTGTAAGTAATCATGCTCTGCAAATAAATGCATGTATGTTTTTCGTACTATGAAACTGAGTAGCTCCATGTCTGTAGCACGACACAATACAGAGTCATGTATTAGAGCAATAGGTGCATCGAAAGCTAATGCACTGAAATGTAGCAATGAGGCATCGAGTGAATGTATAAGATTAGGTGCTGTTGCGTTCTTGTGGTGTTGCTTATCTACCTTGTCACTATCTTGTGTAGCAACAGTGAGTTTGCAATCACCCATCAACTGTAAACAAATACGCACTGTTTCTTTCTTCATTAGTTTTTGATTGACAACAAAACCTGATGGAGTAGTCCATGTTAGTTTTGTTTTACCTCTGTCGATTGCATTAGCAACCTCAGATTCAATCCAACTCATGACAGCCATAGGACCAGGTACAACCTCATCCATAGCATTTCTAACAGCGACAACAGTCTTTGTCAAGTCATCTTTCTCAATCTCAATACCTTTCTCTTTTAGTGCGTCCTTGATGTACCCACGGTTTGAGAATGGCTTTGCATTGTAAGGTACGGTCATCACTACTCTTTTGACTACCTTTCTATCCATATGATTACGAATAGAATTAGGGCAGAAAGGAGCAGCAGTATTAGCAACGACAGCATAAGCATCCTGTGGTTTTGTAGAAGGTATAACGTTAACTAAACTAGCAGTAGATTTATCTCTAGCTAATCCAGCTAATATTTGTAACCCACTACATGTAGCGTCAGTAGCAACTATACCACCTGTTGTTGTCTTATCTTTAATTAAGACACAATGATAGTATTCATCACATGCTGCTAAAAACTGCCAAGGTTCGGCAGCTGCTTCCCATTCGTGAATGTGGCGGATTGGATCACATGCGACCATAGAAATGATATGAGTATTGTTTTTTACCCAATCTAATCTATCGTCAATAGTGTCTTTATCACGACCATAAGTAGTAGCAACTTGGAAGGCTAACCATTTTTCAGCATCTTTATTTACCTTTGCTTCTTCAGCAAAGCGAAGTAGACTTTTTCCAAAGTCAGTATCTTGTGGTGTTAAGAATGCAGGAATTGGGTAAGCTCTACCTCTATAATCAAAAGACCAAGGAATAAAGAACTTATCTTTATCTTTAAATCTTTCTACTGCTTCCATTGTCATTCTTGTTCTACATGACTTCTTAAACTCTTGAGCTTGTAGATTGTAAACCTCAGCAGCTTGTCTATTATAACTATGACGAGCTTCTTTATTAGTTGCTATATCTACAGGTTTAGGAGGTAAGTCATGATGAATGATAGGGAGAAACTTACCGACAGCTCGTTCCAATCTATCTAGTTCTTCCGCTACACCCACAATAAAGGGGTTTAGACGGTAAGCAACCTTCTGAATTCGATTCAAGAACTCAATAGGTCTCTCTCCCTGTATAAGGGTCCGATCTGACCTACGCACCATATCATGACCTTTCATTACCTCATTTAGAAGATAACCTCCACATTTTTCATGTGTCCAGTCATTAGGTTCAATGAGCATAGGCCATGCAAGTGGGCTGAATAACTCAGCATCACGCATTACTGCGTCCTTGATCTCAAGAAATTCAGGGGTTGGTACAACATGTTGAGTAGTTTTACGTCCAATACGTTGTAAATCTTTTGTAAACCATCCACTACTTTGCATTACGCAATCAAGTAACCAACCGCCAAGTTTAATACGATTAGACACACCCCATGTTTCCCACTGTTTAACATTATAGCGGTTCATTAAGGTACGAATTACAACTACTTTTTGTTGTGTACCAATTGAACGATGCCAGTAGTTTTCTTTTAGTGTGTGTAGTAAACCTGGTGCATGTGTTTCGTAGTGACGCATCTGGCATTCTTGCTCAATAGCAAGACCAATAGCACTACACACATTTACTACTTGATTACTTTTATCTTTGTATGAGAATACCTTATCAAAGGTTAGTTTAATAGCTAGTGCAGCAGCAGCTAATGGTTCTACATCAGCAAGATATTGTGCAATCTCTTTGAATGCTACACCTGTTTTACCACGTTTGATTGAATACTCTACAGTGTTCTCAATACGTGCCACCACAAGAGGCAACAAGGTATCGATAGAAGCAGCTCCATATACAGTAGCTGACGCATACGATTTGTTTTCTAAGTCGTAAGTGTTCTTGTGTAAACGCTTGAGTCCTTGTGCAATAGCATCACGCTCAAGTTGTATCTGTTCGTCAATCTCTGCTGGTGTCGGCAATAGGCTCCTCCGCTGCGTCCTTGCTGGACGTGTATGTGAAATCGTAACATTGTGCTAGCTCTGGGTAGGCTTCACTTAGTTCCTCAAATTGATCAATCGTAATCAAACTCATCGTGGTTATGTGGTGTAATAAATTGTAGTTCTGAATCAGTACATACGATAAACTCAGACTTATCAGCCATCAACTGCTTAACTTTATTCTCAGCAGCATATTGTTTTTGGTACGTGTACTCTTTGACTTTACCTTTTGATGTAGTTTCTCTGATGATACAACAAACAGAGGAGGGTAGTTCCCAACCTCTGAGCTTCCAATCTACAAATTCTTCATAGGTTGGTGCATATAAAAACTCATCAGGTACTTCCTTCCATTGGCGCCAGTTGTTAGGTAGATACGGTTTCTTACCAGTCATCGTCATCCAGATAAACATCTTTTAGTTTAGAAGAGCCACCGGACAATTCAACAGCAGCGTGTAACGC